TATTGCTCCTCCTCCTCCTCCTCCGGTTCGCCGAGAAATAGCCCCCGAACCAATACAGGAAGAAAAGGAGCAGGACGTGAAGGAGGAGCAGGACGTCAAGGTTGAGACAGTTACCAGTGTTACCGAGGACAGTGGGGTTATTATTGTAAGGAAGGATGAAGAGGATGCTCCTCCGTCTACCATTCTAAAAATTGACCCCGCCGATCTAGAAGCGGTCCAAGCCCTCCTGACTTCTCGCAATGCCACCCATTCAGTTATTCAATCAAACGCATAAAGAATCACCGACGACGCCCTGGTATGGGCTGAAAACAGATAGTACGCGAATTCGTGCATTGCCGAAATATCGTACAGCGCAGAAAGCAGGAGCCCTGCAATATCATTGCTGAGTAGCGTCATGGACTCGTACGTGTTCATCACATTCCTCATGTTTTTCAGCCAGTTATGATACTTGAAGACTGTAGTATCGCCGGTATGAGTATGCCACCACCGAGTATCTTCTGTCAGCGTATGAATCAACATCGTTAGCTGGGGAAACTCTAACGAGATGAAATGTTCGTGATGAACGTCGTACTCATGTTCGCGAAGGATTTGGGCGATCCGCAACCACCGATTGTCACGCCGTTCAAGAATCGTCATCGTCGTTTGCTGACCTTCATGGTAAATCGACAACCCGCGCTTCCTGCGGTACACCCAGAGCTTCCGGAGACGCCGAGTATCCTCCTTCGACAAAATCGTTCGAGTATACGGATTGCGAATATCTAGTTCCTTCTGCGACCACTGAAACATCGAGCGCTGATGAAACCACCAAACCTTACCGTCCTCTTCAATGGAAAAGTAGTCAAATGGATGAACCTCTGTCTTACCCTCGAGCGTTACAATCTCATCATCGTTGTGACACAGAGATCGTTTCAGAACTCCTTTTCCAGCGAGACGTATCGGTACACGAACAATAAATCCTCGACACCGAGCCTGGAAACGAATAAGAATACGGAGAAGAGACGGATGTGTCGTGATCCATGCATTAGGTTTCTTGCATTTCATATGTCGACCACAGTAGGCAAACTTAGACAGAGCTTTTGATTCGCATCTGTCTAAAGACAGTTTGTTTTTACATGCCAGACAACTCATTCCCTTACCTTCTTACTAGTGAATGATACGAAAACCGAATTCGGAAACCAATACGGAAATGTGAGGGAAAAACGGATCGGACGCAGGCTAGACATTAGGGTAGCACAACCAAAAGTAAAGAAATGTCCGCTCCTGCCGTCGTCAATATCTGCAAGATCAATGCCTCCGATATCGTGTTTGGTGATGTTAAGCGCAATGCAAAGGGTGGTGTATCAATTCCGTTCAAGTACAAGGGCCAGAATGTACAGTTCCGTTTCCCTCAATTCGGGTTCCCTGGCGGCTGCCTCGTCAAGGAGAACGAGAATAAGGATGGTAGCGTCTCAACGTCCTATATGATGTCTGCGTCGCTACAGGGTTGCGACCCGTATGCGACTGCAGTGGCGGTGGGTGCCGACGACGTCTCTAAGGCGTACAACTTCCTCCGCGAGTTCCAGGAGGCGGTGATCCAGGCAGCGGTTGCCAACTCTCCGGCATGGTTCGGCAAGAAGCGTGGCGAGGAGTCGATCCGCGATTCGTTCAACAAGTTCCTGAGCGTCTCAGTTGACAAGACGAACGATGGCTGGGTTCCGAACGGCAAGTACCCGCCGTCCCTCCGCTTCAAGCTGCCGGTGTACGACGGCAGGGTCTCCATGGACGTGATTGATGCCGAGGAGAACGATATCCGTCTGGAGCCGTCCGGTCTCCAGGATGCGTTCCCGAAGGGCTGTGCCGCTAAGATCGTAGCGAGCGGCAGTATCTATGTCATCGGCCAGGGCTTCGGTCTGACGTGGAAGCCGACCTACGTCCAGGTGACGAAGCGCAAGCGTCAGACTGCGCGGGATATGTTCAAGGACGACGAGGACGATGGTGAGGATGCTCCCGCACCGGTCGCAGGTGGCGCGAAGGCAGCGCTAGGTTCGGATGACGAGGATGAGGAGGCTGACGAGGAGGAGTCTGCGCCTGCCTCAGCTCCTGCGCCCGCGCCCGCGCCCGCTCCTGCCCCTGCCCCTGCTCCTACGCCAACGTTCGCAGAGGTGTCTGAGTCCAAGCCGGCTGCTAAGGGTCGTCGTAAGATTGGCGCGACGGCGTAAGCGCGTGTATCTGCTGGAGGTACGTAGAGAATACCATCATCATCAACAAATAATGTGAAAAACACGTTGTAGCGTGGCTCGTGTTTTTCCATTTGGCACCCAACATGATTCTTGCCCCGGCACCGTATACATAGCGAATCTGGAGCATCGTATACAGGAATATCCGATGGACGAATAATCGTGAGCGAGGTTCGGGAGCGCAGAGAATCTACGGTTGTCCATCCATTCCGCATACAGTCTTCATAGGCAGGCGCGGACATAATGTTCCACAGCGTTCGGTCTCGACATCCCCACTCTTCCTGGAATAGGGTAGAATACACATTCTCGCGAAACCAGTAGCAGATATGGTCTTCGCCACGATGTTCGGCTAGTCCTACGCGCTGATTGTTTTCGTCGTAGAGCCAGTATACTTGGAAATCCTCGTTCGAATAGATAGGGTCTATATTCCCCCGAAACACTAGACGTCCATCGTAGTTGTACTCCTCGACGTCTGTATTCAAATCAAAATCAGCAATGTCGGGGGTCACAGGGTAAACGACCTTCCGTGTTCGGGATAACATGTTATGGTTTTACGATAAGTTTTACCAGGAGATATCCCGCGAGGATCTCCAGGAGCTTTACCAGCGTGTGTTCGAAAGAATTACCCTCCCGGATCTCTCCCTGTAACCCGAAGAAGCGGACGTTGTGGATAAATTGGATGGCGTGGTAGAGCAGGAGAAGAGGTATGATCGCGGGAAGGAAGTAAGCTAGGCTTCCCGAGAGCACATGGATAACAACGTAGATGGGATCTTTGTACCAGATTCGCATATTCTTATGAGAACGATACAGTAATTTTTACGTCGTGCTTCTTGAGCGACTTGGTTGCCGAATGCGACAGTTCGTGGCGCTTCTTGCGAGTATGCTCCACTCCCGCCTTCTTCGGCTCGCCAGAGGCGTTCATGCGGGTCTCCATATCCGCGTGAATATCGTCGCGATGCTCAAACAGGTAGTCAATCACATCATCTTCCATCGCCCACGCAAAGAAGTTCAGCTGACCCACTGTGGTTGACACCCCCTGAAAATCAATGCGGGCATGGCGACAGAAGGGATCGAACATCTTCTTGCTATACGCCTTCAGATGGGACTTGTAGGCCAGATACACGATGACGTGTCGCCCCGTCTTTGAAATATAAGATACGTTATTCATCTTAGAATAGTTGGTGACAAACCAGTCGAGAATACGTAAAGAAATATTCGTCTTGTTGGCTAGAATATCGCGAAGAAGAGACAGACGTTCAGGCGTATAGAAATTGGTTAGGCGATGAAGGACCCAATCTTCCTGCGTAGAGATCTCGGCAGTGGTCGTCATTGTGTAAGACGGACACCTTTTCTGTAAGCGACTCTCAAAAATATATTGGTGTATAATAAACCACATGCCGTCTCTGGCCCAGCTCCGCGAACAACTCAGGAACGCACAGCACATTCTTCATGTCGCTCGCACGGGAAAGCACCCGGTCAGCGGTAAGGAAGATCTGATGGCGCGTGATATGTACAAGAAGAAGCCCCACCTTGTTCGCGAGGCGGAGGAGAACGTAGTCGCGTTAGAGCAGGCGATTCGGGACAAGTCCAAGCGCAAGACTACGAAGGGCGGTCGCCGTCGGGGAACTCGTAGCCGTCGTCGTCGGATGTAAAACGAATAGCTTTTCACAGATCTCTCGGGATAGACTAATGGATGTCTTCGAACTACCGCTTGATGAGTGCACCCATCTTACGCACAGAATCAAGAAAATCTGCAGGGATCGTGGATACCACTATGGGAATTATAAAGCGCAGGTATATCGACTTCTGGGTACCCACATGGGTAAGGTCTGGGCTAGGCGACGTGCGATCTTTAAAGTCCTCCGAGACTATGGTGTTGCTGACCAGCGAACAGACGCTTGGCACGCCAAACGCTCGGAAATGATCACAGCATCTGAGGTCACCAAAGCATTCAAGACCGCGACTCCTTCCGCGAAGAAGGAGCTTCTGATGCGAAAGCTCGATGGTCCCAAGCCGTCGGGAGGGGGAGCGATGACGGCGTGTATGTGGGGCACCCAGTTCGAGCCGATAGCTAAAGAGATCTATGGCGATATTCAGGGAGGCGCCGAGATTGTAGATACGACCTGTGTCGGTCATCCGGTCTACAAGTTTCTCGGCGCGTCTCCTGACGGAATTGTTCTTACGAAAGATAAGCTAGATTACCGCTGGGGCAAGTTGGTAGAGTTCAAGTGCCCGATCTCCCGTAAGTTTACGCAGGAGAGCCCGATCCCCGACGATTACTACCACCAGATGCAGATGCAGATGGAGTGCTGCAATATTGACGAGTGCGATTACGTGGAGATGCAGTTCAAGACGTGCGGAAAGACAGAGTGGACAACGTCGGACTCACCGTACAAAGGAGTGATTGTGGTCTATGACACGGGAGTGATTGAGTACAAGCCGAAGACCACAGATTTCGCGGCGTGGCGAAAGACGCTTGAGGGCGATGAGCTGCGTATCCTTTACTGGACCTTGAACAACATTCGGATCGAAAATGTTCTGCGAGATCCCAAGTGGATGTCGGATCATATTGAAGAACTCAATTCCTTCTGGGCGATGGTACAGGAGTGTCGGAAGGATCCCTCTAAAATAGAGAGTTATATCCCCACCACTGCCCCACCCGATGCCCCGTCTCCTGCCCTCGAGGCGGCTGGTGGGAATCAGGCGCCCGCATGTGGGTCGTCTGCTGCGCATACGACGACACTTCGCCTGTTTCTTGACGACGCTGAGCCGTCCGATCCAGAAACTCGGGGACGCCAAACATCTCGCGGGACCCAGACAGAAGAACACCTGCTACAATGAGTCCAGCAATCGCCAGAGCAAGAAGAGTCGTATTTTTCATGGGGACCGTATTATGTAAAATGGATAAAACAATTACAGGGAGGAAGAATAACATAGAAAGATGCCAACGACCGACGAAATCCTGCGCTTGATGCTTTCCCAGCGTGGGATCAATGCCGATACTCAGGAAGTGGTCGAATCAGAGTTCCCCGCCGTTGTCACCAAGATTGCCGATGTCATTATCTTCACCAGCAACCGTACGCGCGTCCACGAGAAGGACGTTCCAACGGTCGTGGAACTCACCAAGCAGTATGGCGGGACACAGGGGATTCTCGTGGTTCCGATCCCTGCATCCGAGAAGGTTCTCCAGACGGTGTCGGCGTACTCTGATGTTCTCCAGATCTTCCACGTAGGGCAGTTGACGTGCGATATTACCAAGCACCGTATGGTCCCCGCTCACCGTATCTTGAAGGAGGAGGAGGTCAAGGGGTTTCTCGAGAAGTTCGGAATCAATCTTGATACGATTGCCAAGACGATGATGGCGGATCATATTGAGATGACGGCCGACAAGCCCCTTCTACCCCAGATTGCGATGAAGCATAAGGAGTACATGCCGATGCCCCTTATTGGGTCGCAGGATCCAGTAGCACGTTGGATCGGGGCAAGGCCGGGCGATATTGTCGAGATCATTCGGAAGTCCGAATCGGCGGGCGCGACCCCCTATTACCGATTTTGTGTAGCGAGTGTATAATAATAAGACGAATGGGTCTCACGTTTTCGCGTGAAGGTCTAGAAAATCAGAAGTGTTACGGAACAGAAATTCCTTTGACGCAGACAAATTGGTTCGCAAAAGAAGGTATTTGCGTTTTGGGACCGTGCACAGGTAGAGACAGAGAAAAGTTTTCGTTAGAGGAAGCAAAGGCAGCTTGTTCTTCTGATCCAAACTGTACGGGTATTCTTGCGTTTGCGCGAAGG